TTTGGTAAGCAAGTCGGGTGTGCCCTTTACAAAGTCATTAGCAAACATCTGCTCATTCTTGAATACGATTTGTTTGCGCTCTCTACGCCACATATCTATCGCATCATTCTCAACGGCTAGACCTTTCTCGATGTACTTGTTGCTAATCTCTTTATAACGCTTGTAACGTTGCTGCACATAGACCTCCAGCAGTGCGCTCTTTGTTGTTTCGCTCAAACCTGTTTTGGTTCGTGCATCGGTCATCAACTTTCCTAGTTGTGACGCTCTAAATAATACTTGTTCCATTTGCTTTTGTGTTATTGATTTGACTGCTAATGTAGCAGAAGTTCGGAAATTCCGAACAACTGCCACATCTTTTAACATTTACACGCCTTCGCTAAATTGACGCATCTCATCACCGCGATCAATAAGAAAGTTGCGGCGGTTGTTTAGTTCCTGATATACCTGCGCAAGCACTTCACTACTGCATGCCTTCTGGATGCGTGTGCAGTCCATTAGCGTCTCGGCATTGTTGATTAGGTCTAGTACATAGGCAATATCTTTATCACCGCCCTGTGGTAACTTGCCTTTAAGATTGAATGCCTTGTATACGTCTGCATTCTTGCGGTTAAGGTCACGGCCAAACAACTTACCAAATGACAACGCTGCGTTCTTTATGCACTCGGTTTTGAGTTTAGGGAAGGCAAGGTCTAATGCATTCGGCTTTTTGTTGTCTGCATTCAACGCCCATCGGTTGCGCTCTACGTTGTCAAGGTTCTGCGGTGCGCGGTCCACCATGATGATGATTGAAGCTGCCCCGGTGCGGCGTATTTCGTAGCCGCTTATCGGATGTATTGCAATCAAATCAATGCTGCCTACTACTTCATTTGCCATGCGTTCCCATCTGAAGTTTTCAGTTCTCCAATGCCCGAAGAACATTTCATCTAGTGTGGTCTCAACGTGTGAGATGACCAGCGTCTGTGCTTTGAGGTCGGGAGTCTTTTCAATACCGGCTACATCGGGCGTGGCGTTAAGCATCTGCTGAAACTTCTGCAATGCTTCAAGATTGTCTTTGTGAATACTGTTATTCATGTTATTGATTTTAGGATTTAAAGATACGATTTAATAGCGCATTAAGCAATCATTCAACTCTTGACAATAGTTAAGAATTGCAAAAACGATTGCTGTGTACACTAGATACTTGATGACTTTACTTGCTTTCATGTTATTAGATTTAAAGGTGAATGTGCGTTGATGAGCCGCACCCCTCGTTTGATTAAATTGATTTTAAAAATTCTGCTACTTTACCAATGGTTGTATTGTTGATCAAATCCTGAATACTCTCATATGAATTCTTGCGGGTAGTGCCAAGATAGTTCACAGTAGTGATAACGCAGTCAGTGTAAATGTTTACTACTACTTCAAATCCTTTTGATACTTCGATTGTGTGTGTCATGACTTTTTGTTTTTGTTGTTATTGATGGGACAAATATAGGGTGCAATTTCTTGCACCACCAAAAGTAAACTGTTAAAAATTGTTAAAATTTCAAACGGTTACAGATTGTAACCACCTCACGCCCACGAATAGCTGCCGTAATTCGGGAATAGTTCGAAGTATACACGCATCATAATTGCATCGGCGTAGTCAGGAGACTTGCCATGAATGCGCGCTATTTCATCCTTACTGATCACTGCAAGTTTGCCATCGGCTTCGGGTTGCCTGCGGCGTATCATGTCCAGTTCTTGGATGATGACATCACGGAACTGATTCACTTTGAAGATTACTTTGTTCTGCTCAATCAATTCTGCGAGCTTGAAATAGCATTCCGCTTTTTGATTGGTGTAGCGGTCTGGTTGTTTAGCACGCCCACCGTTAAGAAAGCCCCGGCAACGGAGCATATCACAGCAACCCCCGCCAACCCCATCTTCATCCACAATTACATTGCTAAGTTTAATGCTATGCCTGTCGCATAGTTGCCGAATGGTGGCGACAACAGCCGTAATTGGTTGCTTGCGTAGTTCATGAATCTCAATCAGGTGCAATCCTTGCCACACGCAAATCACGCTGCGGTCTTTTCCTAGTCGTGCGATGTCGGCGCTGATGTACTTATCACCCTTGCTTTCCTCATCCCGAAAGCAGCGCACCAGGTCATCATATTGATACAGGTTGTCAACGCTCTCATCATATTCCCAATCACCATGCAATAGCCTGCGCCTGTCAATCTCGGGCAAACGTTCTAGCGTTTCAATATAGCTTTCGGGCAGGTGTGGGTTATCGGTCGGCAGCGATGGAATAAATGCAAGATGCTGTGCTAGGTTGTCCATCTTGTGCGGTGCATAAAACTCATTGTAAAGCCATCCTTTGGACGGATTGCATGTAAGCAGCATCTTCGGTGGCAAATCAAATTCGCGTAGCTTAAAACGAATGCGTGACTGGAGTATATCTATTGCCCGCTTTGATACTTGTGCGGCCTCGTCTACGTAAGCATCTGTTAATTCTAACCCGCCTAAACTATGGAATTCCGCATCTGATGGATAGGCAAACAAGTCTTTGAGAATTATCTCACTGCCATTGGCAAACGTGATGACGTGCGTTTGATTGTTAATCGTGTAGTGTTCATTAGGTGCTAGCCCTAGCATGTGCGCTACCTCAAAGAAAGTTTTGAGCGTGGTCTTTTTTAGCGTATCTAATTTGCTGCGGCCTATCAGCCCTCGCGTGCCGGGATATTTGAACCGTCGGCTTATTTGCCATGCACAACCGATGAATGACTTACTACCCCCTGCCGCTCCACCAAAAAGCACCACACGTGCTGGATGTGAATTACCCAATACGCGCAGTGCTTCATTTTGTTTCGGTAGATACTCAATCATTAGAACGGCAAGTCACCTGTGCCTTGTGAATCATCATCGTGTTGGCGTCTTTCTAGTGGCTCGGACATCTTGCCCGAAAAGAACTTGCCACTCTTGCCTTCCTTGACCCACGCAGCAAGGCGCATCTTCTTACCACCTACCATGATTTCACCTGTGTACTGTGGCCCGTTGTTGGCTACGTTGTTGTTCTTGAATAGGGTGAACTGACCCTCTTGCATTTGATAGTTACTCATTGTATTTAATTATTGATTATGTTAATGTCATCGAGCATAAAAGCGATTGTGATGTTGCCCCGCATGTTGCTGACTTCTGCTATTGTGAATGGTTCTTCGTCAATGCTAAGGCCGTTGATGAATCCGATGAATACTTCTGTATCATCCGGATATTGAGCCAGTGCATCCCAAAGTTCACCAATAGTCATAGCCTATATTCATCTTTGTCTGTAAGCAAATGTAACTCCTCAAAGATAAGACGCATTGCAACATTATCAGTCATGCTTGGTCGCATACTTCGCTTAGCTGTTAAGACAAATAGTTTGCGCAGTAGTTCAATCTCGCGCTGTTGATCGTAGTGCTTCATGTTCTTCGATTGCTTTAAAAATTTGAAATACTACTTGTGGCACAACGGCATTGCCATATGCTTTTATTGATTCATTTCGCCATTTAGAAAAGGTAACTCCGTCCAGTTTGGTGGGAAGCCCATCATCTCCGCTACAAATCGGGGATTGAGTTGGGAAGTTTTCGAATCGGTTAATTCCATTTCCGCAATGTAATCCGTCAAATTTCCTTTTCCGCGATTGCTCGATGTATTCCCCCGACTCGCTTGTGCAATTGGTGTCGGCAACATTCCTCGCATTAACAAACCCGGTATTGAATTCGTTTTTCGAATTGTATGTTCGCCCCTCATTTGTTTGTATTCGTTTCCTTCCGGTCCTTTCAAATCTCTGGCTGTCGGAGTTGGTAGCATCCCCATTTGCATCATTCCAACCTTTAAACACGTCCCGCCCTGGGCGTAATTTGTGTTCCTGTCGGCTCCGGACGTTACTGTAGGCAACAAACCAAACTCGTTCTCTTTGGTGTGGCGCATTGACCGCGCTCGCAGGTATAATAAAGGGCGCGACTTGATACCCAAGATTTTCCAAGTCAGTACACACCTCGTCGAATACCATTCCCCCGTTCCAATTAGTAAGCCCGCGAACGTTTTCGCCCACGACGTAACGTGGGGCAACCTCTTGTATTGCTCGACACATTTGGGGCCATAAATGGCGTTCGTCCTCTTTACTGAGTCGTTTCCCTGCGGCTGTGTATGGTTGACATGGGAATCCTCCGGTAAGAACATCAATTGTGTTTGCATACTTTGTAAAATCGGATTTTGTAATGTCTGTAAATAATTCTGCACCGGGCCAATAGTGGTGAAGCACACGCTGTCCGAACTCATTCCATTCGCAATGAAACTTGTTTTCCCAACCCATCCACTGTGCAGCTAAATCAAATCCACCAATGCCACTAAACAAAGAACCGTGCGTCATGTTAGTATTCATTTTGGTTTTCAATCAGCTCGCGGTAGCGTTCGTATCTATTTTTGTAAAGTCGGAAGCGCTGGTCATTAACCCACTGTGGCAGTTCATCATACTCACGCATCAACGCCATTTCAAGTTCGCTAGGTTTGCCGCGTATGATTTCCTTCACAGGTTCCTGCATCTTGCGCTCCTCAATCTTTTGCACTACATCGTTTAGTGCTTCATTCATTTGCGGGTGTGCGAAGATTTCGTAAATGTTGTTGGCTTGTGTCTCAGCATTTTTTTTTGCAGTTACATACACCTGCCGCTCTTGGTCATACAAAGGAAACCATGCAAGGATAGTAGCCGGGTCAATGCGGTTATAGATTGTGCCATAAGTACCAATAGCACCACGATCTAAACACAACTGGATATCTTCTAGTGAGTAAAAATATTTCTGCTGCATAATCTGTTCAGCACAAAACTCAATCTGCATACCGTTCATGTTGTTTTGTACGTTCATCAGTTGCGTGCATCGCGTAACGAGCTGCATGATTTTATCTTTGGTTGTCTCTTTGTCAAGCTTCCGTAGGAGACCAATCTGGTCTTGTGTTATCGCGTGCTCGACTGATAGCGACTGCTTCGGCGTAAAGTGCATTAGCTTTTGCAACGCTATCTGCTGTTGAATTTGATTGTTTGCCATAAGAGTTTGGTTTTTGATTTTGTTCAAATTTAAATGCATTGTTCATCCACTTGCGAACGGTAGATTCCCAAGAAACAATTTTTGCGCACCCGGTGGTTTTCCATCCAGTGCTTGTGTAGTGGTCAAAACAGTTTTTA